CAGCGCCTCCGCCATCGGCACCTTGAGATGGACTTGTAGAAGGTGTATTTCCTTGACCTGCGCTACCGCCGGAACCGGCTCCGCCTCCAGATCCACCGTCAAATCCATTGGTGCTAGAATGAGTTCCGCCACCACCACCGCCGGCAGATTGAAAAGTTGTTACTCCACAACCAGAATAATTAGAAGGTTTTCCACTTTGACAAGATCCGTGCTCAGCATTTGATTTACTGCCTCCAGCACCTATAGTAACAGTTAAAGCTACTCCAGGAGAAACCTCAATACAAGAGGCAATTCTCATACCGCCTCCGCCACCGCCACCACCGGTGAAACCCCCTCCATCTACACCGCCAGAGCCACCGCCAGCTACAACTAAGATTGAAGGTATTACATAAGGTCCTGCGCTACCGCCGGAACCGAATCCTAAAATTTGATAACCAAAAGATTTACCTCTACGAGATATTTTATTTTTTTGTCCTTTACCTTCGACTGTTAAAGGAAAGTCGATTTTTTTCATTCTTTATTCTCCTTATGCGTCGTTAGCAGCACTAGTTGTAAAGAATAATTTAATTCCAAGTAATCTTGCGTCAGCATTTAAATTATCTGCTGAAACGTCTCTTGATACTTGAAAGAAAACATATTCATCCGCACCAGGTGATCCTGCTATTGTAACTGCTCCACTTTCAGCAGCAACATCTAAATCATTTGATGTTCCACTGTGTGCTTTTGCTGTTGCAACGACTTGTGTTCCAAATGCTGTATTTAAATCTCCACTATCAGCTAAAGCTACAGCGGATAATCCCCATGCTGTAGTTCCTGTGTCTGTGGATGTTGCTGTAAAAAAAGCTTGAAAAGTTACTGTTCCTGCATTCCATGATTTAGGAAATGCTACAGCAAACTGTGCAAACTCATCAGTATCTTTGTCAAAATCTAATACTTTAATTTCTGGACCATTTGATAATTCTACTTGTTCTGCCGATGCACCATTAGTGGAATTAGGATACATGGCAACAGCTGGCACCCATATAGTTTCTTTTCCAGCAATTTTAATTGCACCTGTAGCATCAGCAGCGTCCACTGCTTTAGCTTGTCCAGTTCCATTAGGAGCAATAGTTATATCTCCATTAGCTGCATCTGTAATTGTAATAGTTCCAGAGTTTGTTCCACTGTTTGTGTCTAAAACTAAATCATTTGCTCCACTTGTTGTAATAGTTGCAGCAGCGGCTCCTGTTCCAAAAACAGTTTCACCAGTCCCTTTTGGTTTAATAGCTATGTCAATATTTGAATCATCACCTGTTGCAGATAATGTTGGATCATTTCCTGTAGCAGCGTTTGCTATTGTAAATTCGTTTACTGCAGAACTTGTTGCAGTTACTAAAGCTAATTCATTTCCATTTGTATCTAAAATAGAAGTTCCAACTTTAGGTGAAGTTAAAGTTTTGTTTGTTAAAGTTTGTGTTCCAGTAAGTGTTACGTTACCAGCTGGTAAAGTATCAATGTCTGGGTTAGTTCCATCATTTGCAGTTGCAAATACAAGAGCATCGCCTTTATCACCTGCTGCAAAAGTAAATGAGTCACCACTTCCTGATACATATTTAAACTGTACCGTGTATGAACCTGAAGTTGAATTTCTTAAAAAATAAAATGTTTGAACATCTAAAGGTATAGTTACAATTTGATTTCCTGTAATTGTTCCTGTAAACTCAATCATTCTATGAGATAGAGTTGCTCCTGTTGATCCATCCGAAACTGATAAAGCTGTAGTCTGTGCACCACCAGCAATGGATTGTGTTGTGTATCCACCAGAAATTTGTTCTATAATTTGTAAATTAGTATTTGTTTTAGTTCCCCATGTACCGGCGTTTTCACCAGTTGCTTGAAGTTCTACACCTAGAGGTGTGTATGTTGATGCCATATTTTTTCTCCTATGCTACGTCACTATAACTTGTATTTGATCCAGTTGCAACCCCAGAAATACTACTATTAGATCCTGTTGCTGTTGTACTATATGATGAATTTGAACCGGTGTCAACATCACCGTAAAGAGGTATTGTTGTTATTTGTCCTAAAAATGTAGTTGATAAAACTCCAGTTAAACCTATTACATCTGCTGGTGTTAAAGAACCAACAGAGGAGGTTGCCGAAACACCTGTTAAATCTATTAAAGAAATAGGTCCAACGTTTAAAGTTCCAATACTTACTGTTGCTTCAACACCTGTTATTTCTGCAGGTCCAAATTCTAAACCTAAAGTTCCAACATTTGTTGTTGCAGCCACACCACTAATAGCTGCTGGACCAAATTCTAATCCTAACGTTCCTAAATTAATTGTAGAAGATACACCAGTTAAAGAAATTGTTGGACTAATTACAAAATCTACACTACCAACATTTGTTGTTGCTTCTTGACCAGATAAATCATAAGCTGTTTTTATATTTACATCAAATGTTCCTCCCCAAACATCGTCATTATTCCATGTGCTTTCACCCCAACTGTTATTAGCTGATATAAAAGACTCAATGCTTCTACCAACCAAAGTAATGACTTCATCTGGACTTTCACCCCAACTATCTTCTCCCCATTCATTTCTACCCCAACCAACAGTATGACCAACATAACCTATAGTTGGTGTTGCAAAAGTTGATTCTACACCTGAAACGTTAATACCTAAACCTAAACCAACATCACCGACTTCTCCTGTCATTTTAAATGCAGGACCTACTTCTAATAAATATGTGAAAGCTGGAGTTATACTTCCTATGGAGGCTGTTGCTTCTACACCTGAAATAGATACAGTTTCATCGCTGCCTTCGTTCCAATCAGCTTGACCCCAAGAAAGTCTTCCCCAACCTCTTTCGTTAAATGCTTCTGCATCACCTAAAGATATTGTTGCTGATAAACTATCGAGATTTACTACTGGATCAAAACTTTCGCCCCAGGGTTCTTCACCCCAAAAGTCTCTACCCCAACCTGTGTTTGATCCTGATATTATTTCACCTATAGAAAAAGTTGCAGATACACCAGTTAATAAAGCTAATTCATCGGTGGCTTGTCCCCATGAACCACCAGTATTCCAAGCGTCAGCACCCCAACCACTTGTTATAGCGTCAGTTGTGCCCCAACGTCCGGTGCTCCAGGTTGTTCCTGACTCGTTCCAAGAATTAGCCATAAGGAGATCCTCCTTATGCTATACGAATGATTGCGTTAGATGCGTCTGCTGTTGGGAATTGAATTGTAAAAGTTCCAGAAGAAACTGTTTTGTCACCACCAAAAGCAATAACAGCAACAGCTTTATCAGATTGATCATCATTATAAATTAATGCACCATTAGCTGTAAAAGATGCTGAGGTATAACTTACGTCTGCAAAGTCACAAAATGCAGTGGTTCCAGAAGTTGTTGGTGTAACACTTGTTAAAGTTGCACCTCCTGCAGTATATGCAGTTCCAGATGAGTTTGTAATTTCATTTGAAGTTGAATAAGCAGTTGTGCTTGCCCCTAAAGTTGCATCACTTGTAAATAAAGCTATTTTAAAAGTGTCTCCACTTGTAGCTGTAAAATTGTGTGTGCCAACTAAAATTTCTTGTTTAAAACTTGTGCAAATTGCCGATGTTATTGCCATATTTTATCTCCTACGGGTTTGCTGAAGTTATCTGTACCTCTTGTTTATACTTATTTTCATATAATGTCAACATATCGATTGGGCCCTTTAAAAATCCATATGTTTCTGACAAACAACAATATAATAGCCCATTTGGAAAATTAAGACTAATATAATTAGTAGTATTATCTGAAGCCAAAGTAGTTGGCATTTTATTATAATGAATTCTAAATCTATAAGTGGTGTTTGGAACAGGAGCTACAATTATACGTCCAGAATTAGTATCTCCATCTCCTGTGGCACCACCATACATAGCATAGTATTTAGGTTGGCCTTGAGCGGCAGATGTTCCTGTAATATCTTGATATTCTTGTAGATATGTATAATCTTTTTTCTCTAACCATCTATTGGCTCCTGTAATTTCTGATCCAGCTGTGTCATATACTTGAACACCTCTGACAAACAAAGCTCCACCAGGTACATTTATTGATTCTTGTCCGGCAACAAAATTACCTAATTTTTGAAGTCTATCTGCGTCTATAGGCACTTCTCTCATAATTCTATACTGAGCATTAAGAATTATGTTCTCTAAAATATCTGTGCTTAACACGTTAGAATCTGTTTCAGTGTAATTTCTAATTTGTGTAACTAATCCGCTGTAACTTAGCCCAGCCATTATTCAGATCCTTTTTTATGTTTTCTATTTATTTTTTCTAGTTTTCTATTATACGCTGGAACCTCTGGTTCTGGTGTATGTAGATACAATTCTTCGTGTGGATCTACTTCTTTTTGACACTGACATTCTTTAATGTGAAGTACTTTACACAACCATCTTTTAATTATTTTTCTCATGCTTCTAATGTGACTGGACCAACGGAACAGCCAACTCCTCCTCCTTTAACATTACCACTTGTAGCAGTATCTGTATCAACTGTAAAATAAAAAAAATTAGCAGTTGCATAATCTGTACTAACTCTTGCATCATCTTTAAATATACCAGTTGTTATTGCATACCCTGCCGCTTTTGCAATATTTGCTCCTGTTATTCCATCAAAGCTTGCTGGATTATTATATTGAAAAGTTCCTCCTCCTGCAGAAGTTAATGCAGGTGTGCCTCTAAATCTATATGTTGTTCCATTTGTTAAACCATGTCCAGGTGCGGTTACATTAATTACTCTTGAAGATGCAGCGTATGTTTCAAAAGCATTTTCAGGTAAAGAGTAAGGAACAGCTGTTTCTGTTCTTGCTGGTCTAACATTTCTTAAAGATACAGCATCAGCTGACATTGGTTTTGGTTCTAATTGTGGTTGCTTTGGTTCAAATTCAGATACATGAACAAAAGAACCATTCCATTCTCTAACCATTTCTCTATATGGAAACTCAACACCTGATCTATCAGATATTGCTTTTGCGTGTTTTCCTGTTGCGTATTTAGGCATTATGCTCCTGGGTAATATGCTTTTGGTGTTATGTACGTGCTAGAAGCTGAACCATCTTCTGCCAAAGCTCTTGCTAATTCATCTTCATAATACAATTTCATCTGTTGTGTAAGCTGTGGCTGAAACTTTTGTGAAAGATAAAAAGCTAAACCTGCTATCATACAAGGCACAAATCTAAATGGAACATCTGTTGCATTTGTATAATCTCCTACATCTTGTATTCTTTTAATATAATATATATGCATATCCTTAGATGCATTTGTAGAATCGGGAGTTGGATAAACGTGTATTGTAACTTTATCAATAAATCTTTCTACCCAATACTGGTTAGGAGTTCCTTTTGATAATTTATTAGAAAAACC